GTAGCATTTAATGCTTCACCTTTCGTATTTAAGATGCGAAAGAACTTGAAAGATTTTACGAAGCAAGATTATATATTGCTTACAGGAGATCCGGCGGTCATTGGTATTTCCTGTGCAATCGCAAGTGATATGACCAATGGCCAATTTAACCTCTTGAAATGGGATCGTAGAGAGTTTAAATATTACCCAATAGAATTCGATCTCTATCAGAAAGGATAATATGAGTGATGATGTAAAACAAATGATGCTAGATGATTCAACAGATCTTCTAGACAATGTAGAAGTAACTACAATAGCAGACCAATGCCAAAAATTAAAAGCTTTAGAAGATGATATCTTAAGAGCTGAAGAACATGTAGATAATTTAAAGGCAATGGCAAGAGATATTAGTGAACGAGTTATACCAGAACTTTTAGCCGAACAAGGTTTAAGTTCTTTGAAATTAGCTGATGGTTCATCTGTAACAGTCAAAAGAGAATACAGATGTACTCTTCCCAAAGATGATATGCGAAGGGAAGATGCTTATAAATGGCTTCGTGAGAACGGACTAGGTGACATTATTAAAAACAATGTTTCTGTGACGTTCGGTCGTGGCGAAGATGACAAGGCACAACAATTGTTGGACCTTGCGGCGTCAAAAGGTTTTAATCCGCATCAGAAATCTGATGTAGCTTGGAACACTTTGACAGCCCTATTTCAGGAGCGTGTCGAGTCCGGGCTCGACATGCCTTCTGATGTCTTTAGTACTTGGATTAAAGACACAACTAAAATAACCCGTAAATAATGGAGAATGAATGATGGCTAATGAAACATTGGTAAAAAAACCAATAGCCAATAATTCTGTAGCTTTGTTTGGAGATGATCTAGACAAAGGTTTTGAAAATATGACGCAACAAGATCTTGCGTTACCTTTCATCAGAATATTGGGACAGTTATCACCTCAGGTTACTGAAGGTGATGCTAAATATGTTGCAGGTGCAAAACCAGGCAATATATATAATACAGTTACGAATGAACTGTATGATGGTAAAAAAGGAATTAAAGTAATTCCTTGTTACTATAAGAAAGACTATCCAGAATGGTCTGACAGAGGTGAAGGATCTGCAGCTCCGGTTGCAATTCACTTACCTAACAGTCCAGTGATAGCTACAGGTAAGAGAGAAGGATCTAAAGTTAGATTACCAAACGGTAACTATATTGAAGAGACTGCTTCTTACTATGTAATGGTAGAAACTAAAGCAGGTGGATTTACTCCAGCTTTAATTACCATGAAATCAACTCAGTTGAATGTAAGCAAGAAGTGGAACGCAATGATGAAAACTATCCAAATACCGGATGGTAAAGGTGGATTTGCAGTTCCTCCAATGCATGGTGTTGTATACAACTTAGCATCTATCTTACAAAAAAATGATAAAGGTAGTTGGTACGGTTGGGTAGTAACACAAGACCGAATTTTAGACACAAAAGATAAATCTTTGTACATTAGTGCAAAAGGTTTTGCTGGAGATGTCAGAAAAGGATCGGTGCAAACAAAAGCTGATGTAGAAGAGAGAGTAACTGAGAACGTACCGTTCTAAGTTAAACTAATCGGAGCCCCTTAATTGGGGCTCCAACTAAAATTGTTGTATGAAAGAAAAATTTAAGGAAATATTTAGTGGCCTGCAAAGTGCTTATGGACAATATCAAAAAGGAGAACGAAGTGAAACAGGTAAACAAAAAGGCAAAGCATTCATTATCAGAAAACCTATTACAGATAATCTGTGGGAAGATCACCTTAATGGTGTTGATCCTGCTTTGGGTATTATTCCTATCAACGAAAGCAATAATTGTAAGTGGGGTTGCATTGATATTGATCAGTATAATCTTAACCATAAAGAGTTAATACAAAAAATAAGAAATTTAAAACTTCCACTAATAGTATTTAGATCTAAGTCAGGAGGAGCTCATATATTTTTATTTACAAAAGAATTTATTTCAGCTGCATTAATGCAGAGTACATTAAAAAGAATTTCTGATTCTTTAGGATATCAAGGTGTTGAGATATTTCCAAAGCAAACGGAAATACTTGTGGAACGTGGGGACACAGGTAATTTTTTAAATCTTCCCTACCATAACCAAACAAAAGGACTAAGATATGCGTTTGACGATAATGGCTCCGCTTGTACAATTGAAGAATTTTTTAAGCTCTATGATTTGTACGCGCAAACCAAAGAAGAAGTTGAAAAAATTGAGATCAAAGAAACGAAGATAGAAGAAGCATTTAAAGATGGACCTCCATGTTTAAATAGATTAGCTCGCGACGGCTTTGGCGAAGGATCTAGGAATAACGCTTTATTTAATATTGCCATATTTTTTAAACAATCGGATCCAGATCTTTGGCAAGATAAAGTTGTCTCGGCTAATCTAAAATATATGACACCTCCATTACCTAATGGTGAAGTACAGCAATTATTAAAATCATTAGGTAAAAAAGGTTATGATAAGTATAGATGTAAACTTCCACCTATAAACGATATTTGTAATGCAAAATTATGTAGAACTAAAAAATTTGGTGTAGGTTCAGAAGAAGAAGCTATGCCTATGTTAGGTAACTTAACTAAATATAATTCTAATCCACCACAATATTTTTTAAGCGTAGGAGAAGGGGAAACACAAAAAAGAATTGAATTAAAAGCTGAACATTTAGCAAATCCTATTTTATTTTCAGTAGCTGTATTAGAGAAAGCTGATTTAGTTATACCAAAATTAAAAGATAAAGATTGGAGAGAATATTATTTAAAACCATTAATTGATAACTTACAAACAGTTGAACCATTAGAATCTTTAGATCCTCAAAATCAAATAATAGCTTTATTACAAGATTGGACTACGAATAGACAAAATGCAAGAACCATGGATGATGTATTTAATAAACTTCCATATACAGATGATAAAAGAGAATTTACATATTTTAGAATGGATGATTTTTTTAATTTTTGTAAAAAGAATCATTGGGAAATGGATAAGGCAAAAACAGGTAATTTAATAAAACAATTAGATAAAATATTTATATCTGAAGTTAGAATGAAGATTAAAGGTCAAGAACCTAGATTAGTTAAGATTAATGCTATGAAGAAATTAGATGCAACAGTTTCACAAGTTAAATATCAAGAACAACATTTCTAATGAAAATAGGTGTTAATTGGTATTTAAAATATAGACAAGCTTTAGAAATAATAAAAAAACTAGAGTTTGACTTAAACGTAATGAGGAGAAAATATGAAAACTATAATTCTAGGTCCGCCTGGGACAGGAAAAACAACTACGTTGTTAAACTTGGTAGACGAGTTCATAAAGCAAGGGATTAGACCAAAAGAAATTGGTTATTTTTCTTTTACAAAGAAAGCTGCATTAGAAGCAGCAACTAGAGCTTCGCAAAAATTTGGATTAAGTGCGGATCATGATTTAATTTATTTTAGAACATTGCACTCACTTGCATTTAGAATGTTAGGCACAACTAAAGATAAAATGATGGGCAAAGAAGATTATAGAGAATTTGGTATAAGATGTAATATTCCAATTAAAACAGCGTCTTATTCAGATGAAGATGGTGTATTTAATTCTGACAATGAATATTTAACCATAATAAATACAGCTAGAGTTAAAAGAATAGATTTATTAGATTGTTATGATTCAAGAAGGAATCTATTAGATATAGAAAGAGATACTTTATTTTTGTTAGATCAAGAACTTAAAAAATATAAAGCAGAAAAAGGATTGAAAGATTTTACAGATTTATTAGAAGATTTTATTGAACAAAATATAGCTCCTAAACTTAAAGTATTGTTTATAGATGAAGCGCAAGATTTATCTCATTTACAGTGGGAAATGGTTAGATCTATATGGAATAAGGCGGAAAAAACTTATATTGCAGGTGATGATGACCAAGCTATATTTAGATGGGCTGGAGCTGATATAGATCACTTTATAGCTCTAAAGAATGAAGTAGACGAGATCCAGACGTTAAAACAATCTTATCGTATTCCTGGTGGCCCTATACACGAATTATCACAAAGAATTATATCTAAGATAACTAATAGATATGAAAAAACATATAATCCACGTCAAGAAACAGGTTTATTAAAGTATTATACAGATATTACTCAAGTAGATATGTCGCAAGGAGAATGGCTTGTATTGGCTTCAGCAGGTTATTTTTTAGATGATGTTAAAGAATTATGTGAATTACAAGGTTGGTATTATCAATATAAAGGAATGAATTCTATTTCATTAGAATTACTATTAGCTTTAAGTACTTGGGAAGATTTTAGGAATGGATTAGCTTTAAATTATATACAAATTAAAAACATATATAAATATTTAGGTGCAAATGTAACACCTGGTTATAGAGATGCTAAAACATTAAAAGCAGAAGAAAAATACACAATTAAAGATTGTATTCAAAATCATGGTTTACTTACAGATAAAGTATGGTATGAATCATTTGAAGGTGTTGATACGATTACAGAGAACTATATTCGTAACATGAGAGCTAATGGTGAGAAGATAAATAAAACTCCAAGAATTCTTATGTCAACTATTCACGGCGCTAAAGGTGGCGAACGTGAAAAAGTTTTAGTTTTATTAGATCTTACAGCATCCGCAATTAAACAAGGAGATGAGGATCCAGATGATTTACATAGGTTATTCTACACAGCTTTTACAAGAGCTAAACAAGAATTACATATTGTAGATCCTAGGGATTTTAATAAAGCGTATACTATATGACAAACAAAACATTTTTTAAACAAGTAGGTGGTTCACATTATAAAGTTATGAAAATACAACCATCTGTTTTTATAAACGAAAATCAATTACCTTTTGCAGAAGGAAATGCAATTAAATATATATGTAGACATAAGTTAAAAGGTAAAAAAGAAGATATATTAAAAGCAATTCATTATTTAGAAATGGTGTTGGAAAGAGATTATAAAGATAAATAACAAAGGAGAGAAGATGGGAATAGCATTAGCATTATACGGAATATCACTTGCATTGTATCTTTCAGCAATGATTCAATGACACGTACATTTCAACAGATATTATTTACACCACAAACAGAATGGGTAGTACCAGAAGAACTAAAAGATCTTCGCGGTCATAAAGAAATAGCAATTGACTTAGAGACTTGCGATCCAGAGTTAACGGAACGTGGATCGGGGAACGTTACTGGTCGTGGTAAGATTGTAGGTATTGCAGTAGCAGTAGAAGGATGGTCTGGTTATTATCCGATAGCACACGAAGGTGGTGGTAACATGGATAAGAAATTAGTTTTAAATTGGTTACAAGATTTATTTAAACAAGATGCTGTATTTGTATTTCATAATGCGATGTATGACGTATGTTGGTTGAGATCATCAGGTATAACTCCTCCAGCTAAGATTGTAGATACAATGATTGCTGCATCATTAGTAAATGAAAATAGATGGAGTTTTAGATTAGATGCATTAGCAAAAGAATATGCAGGTATAGGTAAAGATGAAGCTGTATTACAAGCAGCTGCAAGAGAATATGGAATTGATGCTAAAAAAGATATGTGGAAACTTCCATCTATGTTTGTTGGTCAATATGCCGAAAGAGATGCTGAATCTACTTTAAAACTTTGGCATAGAATGAAAATAGAATTATCAGATCAAGATCTTTGGACAATATTTGATATGGAAACTAAATTATTTCCATGTTTAGTTAATATGAGATTTAAAGGTGTAAGAGTAGATGTTGAAAAAGCTGATATAATTAAAAAGCAATTAATAGAAAAAGAAAATAAAATAATCAATAAAATCAAAGACTTAACTGGAGTTTCTGTAGAATTATGGGCAGCAACTTCTATTGCTAAAGTATTTGATGTTTTAAAATTACCTTATGATAGAACAGAAAAAACTAAAGCACCAAGTTTTACAAAAAACTTTTTATCAAATCATCCAAATGAAATCGTTCAAGGTATTTCATACGCAAGAGAAATAAACAAAGCACATACAACTTTTATAGATACAATTGTAAAACATTCTTATAAAGGAAGAATTCATGCAGATATAAATCAAATTAGATCTGATGATGGTGGAACTGTTACAGGAAGATTTTCAATGTCTAATCCTAATTTACAACAAATACCTGTAAGACATAAAGAGCTTGGTCCATTAATTAGATCTTTATTTATTCCAGAAGAAAATCATAAATGGGGAGTATTTGACTATTCACAACAAGAACCAAGAATATTAATTCATTATGCTAAATTACAAAGATTAGATGGTATAAATGAAATTGCAGATGCTTATAAAGAAGGTAAT